GCTGCACTAGGTGCTGCTTTAGATAAGGATAATTTTGCCTGGTTTATGGAGATGGGTACAGGAAAAACACTTGTGGCTATTTACAATGCTAGTTATCTATACGACAATGGACACATAGAAAGCCTGTGCGTTATAGCACCAAAAACTGTTTACAAAAATTGGATTAGAGAACTTACGAATCACTTACCCGATCACATAGTGCCAGATATATTTGTTTGGGGCTCTGATAACAAAGCACAAGAAAGAAAAAAACTAGATAAAATATTCTTACCAAATGATAATTTTAAAATATTTTTAATGAACGTTGAAGCTTTCAGCACAAAGAAAGGCGTAGATTTTGCAAAGAAATTTTTTCTTTCACATAAAGCCATGGTTGCGATTGATGAGAGCACTACCATTAAAAATCCCACAGCAGCAAGAACAAAAAGTATTTTAAAACTTGCACCCTTAATTAAATACAAAAGAATCATGACAGGCTCACCTGTCACCAGGTCTCCGATAGATCTGTATTCACAATGTGCTTTTCTTGACGAAGACTTATTAGGCTTTAGTTCTTTCTGGGCTTTTAAAAACAGATATTGTGTTATGGTCAGAAGAAACATGCCTACGCATAATTTTAATATGGTTGTTAGATATCAACGGTTGGATGAGCTCGCTGAAAAGATAGAAAACTTTTCTTATCGTGTGCTTAAAGATGAGTGCCTTGATTTACCAGAAAAAATATATCAGATACGTAATGTGCCAATGACCACAAAACAATTAGAGATGTATATGACTATGAAAAGAATGGCCATAGCAGAACTAGGGGGAGAAAGATTGACAGCGCTATCAGCATTAACACAAATACTAAGGCTACACCAGATAGTTTGTGGCCACGTAAAGCTAGATAACGGAGAAGTAAAAGCAGTAGAGAATAACAGGATAAAAGAATTAATGAATATATTAGAAGAGACATCAGGCAAAGTTTTAATATGGGCTAATTATAGACACGATATACAATCTATTGCAAAAGAAATAGCCAAGGTTCATGGTCCGAGTTCCGTTGCTACCTTTTATGGTGATACGTCTAATGAAGAGAGACAAAAAATTATTGATGAGTTTCAAAACGAAGAAGAGTTAAGATATTTCGTAGCGAATCCAAAAACAGGGGGCTATGGTTTAACTTTAACCAGGAGTCACACTGTGATATACTACAGCAACTCTTATGACTTAGAAGTCCGGTTACAATCGGAGGATAGAGTGCACCGCATAGGACAAACATCAAAAGTCACTTATGTTGACTTAGTAACTGAAGGCACTGTAGATGACAAGATTGTACAAAGTCTGAGAAATAAGATTAACATAGCGACACAAGTCATGGGAGAGGAGTTAAAGCAATGGCTGATTTAAGCGTATTATCTTTAGGAGCGGGAGTGCAATCAAGCACCTTAGCTTTTATGTATGAGTATGGTGAGATAGGGCCAATGCCTGACTTTGCTGTGTTCGCTGATACACAAGCAGAACCAAAAGAAGTTTATGAGTGGTTTGATTGGATGAAGGCTAAAATAAAAAATTATCCTATTCATGTGATCAGCGCTGGTAACATTGAAACAGATTCTATTGAGGCAGCTGAGGGTTTACATACTTCAAGAACCCCACCTTTCTTTACAAAAGACCCGAAGAAAAACAGCATGGGTATACTTACCAGGCAGTGCACAGGTCATTATAAAATAGAACCTATTCATAAGTTTATTAGAGAACAAATGGGTTACAAAAAAGGACAACGTGTTAAGAAAGGCACGGTTGTTGACATGATTATGGGTATATCTCGTGATGAGATGTATCGTGTTAAGGAAGCTAGAAAGCCCTGGATTAAAAATATTTATCCTTTGGTAGACAGAAACATTACTAGAGCCATGTGTAAGAAGTGGTTTGATGATCACGCTATGCCTAAACCACCAAGGTCAGCTTGCACCTTTTGCCCTTACAAAACATGGAAAGAATGGAAACATTTAAAAGACACAGCACCGGATGAGTTTCAACACGTTATTGAGTTTGAAAAGAAAATCAATGGTGGCTTTAAAGGTATGCGTGAAGGCTACACTGTATTTGTTACTAAAGAGGGTAAGCCCTTGAGTGAAATAGATATAGATAAAAAAGCAGAAGACAAACAGATTAACATGTTTGATGAGCTTGGTGGCGTTGCTATTAATGATTGTGAAGGGATGTGTGGAGTATGAGAATAATGTATCAAAACGGTGAGGTTTTCCTAAGTCTCACAAGAGATGAAGTTGATCACATATATGAGAACAAGGGTAAGCCTGTTGCTTTAGGAATTAGAACTTTAAAAGTTTTACATGAAGACGTGTCAAAGGCCGTGTTACATCATTGGTCAAACGTTGAAGTATGGGACGCTATTGAAGAGCACCTAGAATCTCACAAAAGTAAATAATATTAATAATTAGGCCCAGAGTTAGCTACGATTTCAGCTAACGACTCACAGCGTTTTGGTGTTTGCGAGTGCCACCTAGAATCTTTCATTTCTTCCGCTGCTGTTTTCCAATCCTTAACTCGCATTGCTTTCCACATTTTTTTAAATTTTCTAACGCCATTTGTACCCAGCTGAAACACCATCTCAAGAATCACTTCAGCTATGTGTTGTGGTAAATCGTGTCCAATGCACTCGTCAATAAGATGGTCAGCCCCCGCAGCTGCTTTATTTAAATCTAATTCAAACAATTCATTTACTTCATCCATAGAGATTTCTACGCCTTCTGCATATCTTTCTCGTTCGTGAGGCTGAATAAGGTGGCCGATTCCGATCGTGGCCTTTCCTAAACTGTCTAAGTACATGGTCGTGCGCAGACCTTCATGGTCCTGCACTCTTGCCTTCAAGGCATCTGTAAGTTTAATCATGCTGTATTTTAACCATATAGTTCAGGTTTATCAATTGGTAGATTATAAAAATCATACATCATGTCCATTGTTCTAAGTCTATCACCCATTGGTAAATCAGGTTTAGTTTTAAGAACAGGCACAAAATTGTTAGGTAAGACATCTATAACTCCAGAGCTCAAAGGCTCTTCAGTGACACTTCCTGTGACGCTGCCTCCTGTGGTTACAACAGGTGGATCAGGAAAAAATATATCTTTAACTGCACTTACCCCACTTACTAATGCATTTGCCCCTGGAATAAGTGAGATGGGGTTAACATTCTCCATTAAGCTACCCAGTCCTCTCATAAAATCTCCACCTAATTGACTTAAAGTTGGAGGCATTGCCGTCATTGTTGGTTTTTGCATAGATAATATGGTTCTACCTAGATCATCCTTAACTCCTTTATTTACTAGATTTAACCTAGTAATACCCAAGTCATCCGTTGATTCTGTGCCTCCGGCATTTAAACCCATTTGATAATCAAATGAGTCTTTCATAAACTTTTCTATATTAGCACCTCTTGGATATTTTTCTGCAACGGGTGCAGCTAATTTATTTGCTATTGCTCTAGCCGTACCCTCTCTAAGATTTGGATTAGAAGCCATTACGTTGTTCTCCTTAACGACGCTTGTAATAACTCATCTTGTGGAAATAAAACCTCAGCTCTTTGTGCTGACAAAGGTCTATCAATAACTTCATTAATATCAGGTAAGACTGGTCTGGCTACTTCAGTTTGATCAGGTATTTTAACTTGTGTTTCTGGCGACTGCGCCTCTTGTGATGTTGCAGAAACAACTGTGTTAGCTACCTCAGGTATTTGATTTTTATTTTTGTTCACTATTTCACCTACAAACTTAGCATTGTTCATGTTGACTTTGTTATTAAAGAACGTTGATCCAAGATCAAACATTCTATTATTAGCCGCTCTGGATTGTATTTCATTGAAATCATTTTCCATATCAGTAAACAATTCTTTATCTTGATCAAATAAATTTTTAAGTAATCTCGCTACGTTTTCAACTTCTTTAGGATTTTTTAAAAATCTACCGTCTGCTGCAGCCTTTAAAGCTTCGGCAAATGGTCTAATAACAAAAGGATTAGCAAACAATCTTGATGAATATCGAGCAGCTAACAAACCTATCAATGTTGGTAACACACCAGCAGTCACTGCACCACCGGTTGCAACTAAACCACCACCTGTTATAGACCTTAAAATAGATTTTGTACCACCGATTTGAGCTCTTCTTGCTAAGAAAGTAGACATGTTGAAGTTTTTGTTATTAAAAAATAAAGCAGTGGCATTTGAAAAGTCCCTTAAAGTATTCACGTCTAAAGCTTTACCCTTGTCACCTATTAAGTTTGCTGTCTTCAAAGCATGATTAAGTCCCTGTAATTTAGAGTTATCTAGACTAGTTATTTGATCTAAACCTAAATTCTTTTTAAACATTTCTGCACTAAAACGAAGTGTGCCCATGTCTTCTAAAGCAGCTCTTGGTCCAAATCTCTCTGCTCCTTCAGATACGAACGCATCTCTAAAAGATTTACCTACTTTAAATGCAACAGCATCTTTGAATAATTGTTCACCATTATCAATTTTACTAAATATCTTTCTTATTGTTTCTACACCTTCAACTGAGTTAAACTTAAAAGCCTTTTCGAATATTTCATTAGTGAAATCACCACCCAATCTTATTTGATCTTCAATATAAAAATCTCC